CACAATTGGAACCTCAAGGCCTTTTTGATTCCTGGGTCGATAAGACGGTTGAGAAAGAAGATATAACTATCGAGACTGTTGATAATGAAATAGATGAAGTTGACCTTAAATTGGCCGCATTGCGTGAAGAGTTGTATCGAGTGTTAGGAGATGATAGCGTTACCAGCATTTCAGACGTTGATGTTTTTACCTCACCATGGTGGCAAGACCTTTTGAATGGACATGTTGTGCAGTTTGTTAAGCGAATGGTACGAGGTATTAAGCAATTTGTGTTAAATAATCCCGAAGCTGCCAGTTTGATAGTGCAATTGTGTGTTGCTCTTCTTTTAGGTGTGTTCGTGGGTGTATTAAGCAAATGGTTGTCCCCAAGTGTGGAGTCTAGTCCTCTAGTCCCTCAATCTAATTTCAAGTATGATATAGCTACGGTACACTCTAGTATCCCTTTTCTTGAACGCAATTTGTTTGAGGTTGATATTGTGTCGGGGACTAAAAAATCCAACTGTGTCGGTGTCTTTTCCGGTCACTATGTTTTGTTGCCAGGACATTTGTCGGTTAGTGAGGAGCTTTCTATAGTTGTATATGAAAATCGAAATTTGAATAAACGCATTATAGATGGTGATGTTGTTTCTTTGGTTTTCTTGGATAAGGTTGAGGATTTGGGAGTGTATAAGTTTGCCCCTTCATTCCCATCACCATTTAAGAAGTTGGCTCATTTGTTTAAGCCTGATAAAGATGGTCGGCAATCTGCCGGTTTTCTGGTATCAGTAGGGGGATGGTTACCTATTGGTAAAGTAGAAGGTAAATTAAGGACTAGTGTTAGGCAATACCGGCAACCTTGGCCTGATGGGTCAGTTTTTGTGGGTACGTTAGTTGAAGGTAATTATGCTACTTATGATTATGAACAAATGGGTTTGTGTGGCTCCTTGCTATATTCAGTAGAAAATGGCATTTTAGGAATGCATGTGGCTGGAGATCCCGCTAGAGGTCAAGGTGTGTCTATTTTGTGGAGTAGTGAATTGAGACATAAACTTAAGTTGCTATTTGACACTCGTATAGGGTGTGAATTACCGTTTGAATGGAAGTCAATGAAAGGGCAGGACGTTAGTGTCCTTAAATTAGATGCTGACGTGCATGCTGTTGTTCCGAGTCTCTCAAGTATTGGACCTTCGCCATTGTTTGGTATTTATCCTGTGACTAGATCTCCGGCTAACTTGAAGTGTTATGGACATCATACTGTTAAGGACGTAGCTAAAAAATCTTTCTCTCCTTGTGTTGTGGTAGATTCGAGGGAGATTGAATTTGGTAAATTAGTATTGCGCAGTATGTTGCGTGACTTTGAAGATATGTCCGAGTCTGAAATTGTAGGTGGTACAGACTGGCTGGCCTGGCTTGAATAAGAAGTCCTCAAATGGATTTAAATGTGAGAAGGAAAAGTCATATTATATTGATTTTGCTTCTAATTCTTACACTGAAGCCTTTAAGACTGAGTTAGCTAAATTTGAGGAACAGCTCGACAGCTATGAACCTGATTGGGAGAAGTTAATTTGGGTCGAAACCTTAAAAGATGAATTGAGAGGTGACGAGAAAGCTGGAGAACCTCGCAGTTTTAGAGTAGGTACGATTTTCAATCAAGTTTTGACTAAGAAATATTTTGGCCGTATGGTCGAACATATTATTCAAAATCGATCTTTTAATCAAATTATGATAGGGTGTAATCCCATTAGGGAGTGGCCAAAGATATATAACAAGTTAACTAAGGGACGATTTTTTGCCGGAGATATTAAGAAGTGGGATGGGCGAATGCCTAGTCAGGTTCAACGAGCGGTTATTGATGTTATTTTGGAATTCTATAAAGGAAAGCACAAGGTAGCTGCCTCTATATTATTGGAAAGTATTATTCATTCATTACTCGTTGTTCAAGACGACATGTACC